AGGTAGGCATATTATAGGGATGCCCTGAAATTCCTTGTTTACCCCCAGGTAGTATTGCCTGCAATATCAATCAGTCACGGCATCTTTTGGGATTATACCCAGAGTCCTATGAAAACCATGGACGAGGTTCAGCGTAAAGAATGGTGGCGCAGGCAACTGTATGGCTTTACCGCCCCCGATGCCGTGGTTAGCGTAGACTCCAACGTCCGCAAAGTAATAGCGGCAATGGAGCCGGGAGCAGAAAATAGGATCCATGTAATTCCCAACTTCGTTGACACCAAAATCTTCACGCCGGTAGAAAAGACCTGGGAGGAAACAAGAATATTATACCCGCGCCGATTGACCTTGCTAAGAGGTTGTAACGACTTCATAAAAGCAAGTCAGAACTACCCCGAATACAGTTATCTTGCAGTAGGACAGGCGGCAGACGAAGCGATGGAGCAGCAGGCGGTAGCGTGGGGCAATTCCACTCCGCACTTGAGATTTATTCATAAGCCTATGGATGAGATGGCAGAAGTCTATCAGAGTAGCGATATATCGGTTATACCTACTAAGGCGGCAGAAGGTTTGAGTCTCAGTTTGTTAGAATCAATGGCCTGTGGCCTCCCAATCGTAACTACACCAGTTGGCGGTATAGGCGACGCTATTATAGATCGGTATAACGCCCTAGTCTACGACCCGAACCATGATGATCTAGGCCAGTACATTGACTACTTGGCAAAGAATCCCGAAATGATGGAGGTATTCGGCAAGAGAAATAGGCAGATAGCCTGCGAATGCTTCGACATTGAGATTTGGAAATCTAGGTGGCGTAAATTACTACAGCAGTTCGATAAGACCCCGCGATTGGGAGGGATTAAGAAAGAGATTAAACCCAAGTCAAAGTCGAAACTAACAGCGATGATGGTGGTTAAAAATGAATCTGACAGGTATCTAAGGAGGGTGATAGAAAACACTCTCCTTTTTGCTGACAATGTAGCGATACTTGATGACCATTCAACAGACGATACCTATAAGCTTCTTTTGCATATGTGTGCCAAGCAAGAGTTTGAGGACAGGATGTTTATAAGAAAAGCTCATGATGATGAAACATGGGACAATGAGTCAAACCTTCGTAACCAGCTCATGCGTTTTGCAATGGTTCAAACTAGCCCCGACTGGCTAATAGCCGTTGATGCCGATGAACTCTACGAAGTGGGCATGGCAGAAGAAGTCCAGCGCATTATGAGCCAAAATCAAGCAGATTGGGCAGGATTCCGATTCTATGACTTCTGGAATGACGAAGAGTATTACCGCGACGATGACATGTTCCCTGCTGGCTATGGTTATGCACCACGCATGTTTAGAGTAGGTGCGGTCAAGGAATATTTGTGGCCCGATAAAAAGCGGCATTGCGGCAGCATTCCTGAAAACATATTGCAACAACCGGGGTTAAACAGTGATATCCGGGTGAAGCATTTGGGGTATGTGAAGTCTACTGATAGGTTAGATAAATATATTGCTAAAACCAAAGATGACCCGAACAACGAGTTTTATCCGCAAGAAGTCTACGAGGCCATACTCGATGAGCCGATACTTTGTGATGATCTTATTCTTGTCAAATGGGATGCAGTCAACCCCTGGCAAACCGGCAAAAAAACGATTGCCTATCCCCCCGGTATGCATTGGGGTATTATGCAACAGCGACCGCACCACCTGTTAAAACTAATGGCCAGTGAGCGAAACCGGGTATTCTTTGGCGATGATATGGCACCGGGGATGATGGAGGTTGCGCCGTATTTGACGCTGGTTAAGGACTGGCAGAATTGCCCGCATGTCAAGGACGTTGATATTCTCTATATTACGCATCCTCACCAGATAGACTATTGCAAAGATATTAAGTACAAGACGTTGGTTTATGATTGCGTGGATTGGAATGAGGATGATGGGGATCTGATATGTAAAGCTGATTATATTTTGTGTGCATCAGAGCTACTGCATGATAGCATGGCTGGATTATCCTATGCTTATTACGTCCCCAACGCCTGCGACTTCGACCTGTTTAACAAGACCGCTGACCCTACCGATGATATTGTAGGCTACATGGGCATAGTTAATTCGATTCTTAATCCGGATATAATCAATGCTCTCAGCAAGAAATGGCCTTGTCTGGTGATGGGCGAGAACAAAGATATTGTCAAGAACACTAACCGGAATATTAACATTACCGGACATATCCCATATCAGCAGTTACCGGCGATGCTCCAACAATGCAAGGTGGGCATAATCCCGTTCCGAACCGACAACGATTACATTCGCTATTCTGCACCTATCAAGGTATGGGATTATTTATCTGCAGGTCGCCCGGTAGTTGCTACTTGCATACCGGAACTGCAACCGTTGGCCGATTTGGGGCTTATTCGACTGGTAGATGACGCTGATTATGAGGGATGGGTGGAAGCGGTCGGACGGGCTATGACCGAATATCCGAATGAGAAGGGCAGGGAGTACGTCAAGGCGCATACGTGGGCTAATCGCTACGAGCAGATAAAGGGGGCTTTGGGATGGTAGACGGAGGTGGTGGCTAATGAATACTTCAAGGTTTTTCCGAACAAGCGATTACAAAACGCCTGAAATAGCAGGTTTTCAGTTACCCGTTACCTGGTGGAGTAGGGGCTATGAGTATTTATGGGCTTGTACTCATGTAAAAGATGGCGAATGTGTCCTTGATGCTGGTTGCGGCATTGAACATCCTTTCAAATTTCATCTTGGTTATCGGTGTGATACTTGCGCTTGCGACATTGATTCTAGACTGGAAAGCGTTATGATTCCTCCAAAATGTGACTTGCGGTTAAATGTTGCAGACATGACAAACTTGCCTTATTTAAGCAAAGAATTTGACCGAGTTTTCTGCCTATCCGTCATTGAACACTTAGGCCTAATAAGCAGAAGGGATGCTCTATTAGAGTTCTATCGAGTCCTAAAGCCCGGTGGCAAGCTGATTATGACATTAGATTACCCGACCTCAGACCCGCAAGAACTGGCTGAAATGCTTAAGGCTTGCGGGTTTAGTTTTGCCGGTGACGTTGATTTTACGATTCCTGATAATGCGATTAGCGCAGGCGACTTGAAGTGTTACCGGGTGGCATTAGTGAAAGGAAGTGATTTATAGATGAGTGCAGTACACGACATAATAAATAATGTTTGGGACTCGTCGACAAGAGCGATTAAGGTCAAGTTGTTAGGCAATGTCGCATCAGAACACGAATCGTTAACCATTGACGACACAGCAGGCGGCATTGCTCTTACTGCGAGCAAATACGGCACTTGCACCAAGGCGCTTATCACCGTTGAAACCGCGCAGATCAGGTTTACCGTTGACGGCACAGCGCCGACTGCTACCGTGGGGCATGTTCTTAATCCCGGGGACAATCTTGACATTGATTCCAACGAGGACGTAGCAGCCTTTAGGGCAATACGTACCGGTTCAATTAGCGGCGTGATTCAATGCACTTACTCAAGTTAGGGGTGGTGAAATGATTAAAATAAACCGGGCATTGCACGCGCAGAACACAGACCTTTACCTTAATACGCCGTCCAATCATACCTTGTATGTCGATAATGGCAGAACAGATTCTTATACGGAAGATGGCAGTTTGACAAAACCTTACAAATCTCTTCAAGCGGCACATGATGCTGTACCTGCTGGAACTAGCGCATCAAACATATATGAAATCCGTGTAAAGTTGGGATTGCCTTATACTGGCAATTTAACATTAACAAAAGATTTTATTACCATTGCTGGTGATGGAGGTATAACAGGGGCAGGATATAGCGGCATAATTACATCTACTTCAAAACATTTAACCTTTAGGTCCGTTAATCTTACTTCTAGCTCAACAGTTAATCAAACTGGAGTCGGACATTTTTTACTTGAATTTAAAGAATGCCATATGGGCGGAGAATTGAATGTAACCGCAAGCGGATCCGATACAGAAAAAGGCGATTCATATATTCAGGTTACCGGCGACGATAACCTCTGGATGGGTTGTACGATTAACATATCTGGCATACGTGGATTCGCAGGAATGACAGGCGGTGCATATGTCGGGAATACCATAACTGTAACAGATAGTTATTTCTGCCCTGGTTGTAGTTGCGTGGATGGCAACACAGTTTATCTTAAAGCGGGCACAACGGCGGAATTTATATCAATGTATGCTGTGCGCAATAAAATTCATCTTGAAACTGATGCAACATTATACGCAGATATTTTGGCATTGTTAAATACAGGTGATTCGAGTGTAGATAATACGCTATACGCCGAAGGCGGAGATTTAATTCGTGTTTCCGACGCGCAGATAATGGTAGCGGTAGAAACGGAAACCATCAATTCACCGCACATCAACGAAGCTGTCGCCGTAACTGCAACGTCAACCGAGATCAACAAGCTTGACGGCATCGACACGAACGCAAACAGCGCTATTGCCCAAATAATTGAAGCTGATATTGCCGTTACGGATAGCGCAAAGGCATTGTTTACCATTCCCAATGGTGCCAAGTTATACAGCATGACAATTTACGCCACCACTGGGTTTAACGGCACCACGCCCACTTATGACATAGGGTTTGCCGCCGATCCGGACGCTATTATTGATGGCATATCTTTGCCGTCAGCGGCGGGCCTTGCATCGGGAACTTATGGCACAACCGCGACAGTTGGTCAATGGGTAAACGGCGTGACATCGGGTGCAATTATAGGTACTTTTATTGGCGGCGGTTCTAATACTACGGGTGCTGGAAAAGTAAGAATAGCGTATTGGGCATAAAAAGATAAATGTTACGCAAAGGCGGTGAATAGATTGGCATTTTGGAAAAACTGGCTTGCTAAGGGGCGGGATGCTCCTGGTAATAGTTCAATTCCTACCGGCAGAGTAAGTAGCGTATCGAACAGATTCAGTAGAATGTTATCGCCCTATCGCTCAAGGACAACCGATATTCTTGACCAGTTGCGATTAATAACCGAAGAATCAGCAGCGATTGACTTTCTCAAAAAGGTCACGCCTGATGTTTCTATGTCGGTCTGGAATACGGTTCGACTGTCTAACCAAGGGCACGAAATGGCGTTTTATGATGCTGTAGGCAGCAAGAATAGATTGCCCGAAATTGAATCTCAGTGGCGAGAATTTGCATCAAGGATAAATGAGATAAGCAATTCGGGGCTTGACGGATTAATCGACGTTCTGCATCAATCGGCATTTATGAAGGGGGCCCAGGGGTTAGAGGCAGAAGTTAATGCCGATAGAACTGACATTGTAGATGTTTACCCGATAATTCCACAAACAGTCCAATGGGAGCTAGAAGATCGCAATGGTCGTCAAACTTGGATTCCTTACCAACAGCAATGGTTACAAAAAGTCTCGTTGGAAAAGGGCAAAGCTAATTTCTATTGGGTACCGACTGACCCGGACATTGACGATCCTCGTGGAAATTTGGTTCTGGCCCCGATGCTACAATCCATAGATTTTCAGATGCAGATTATGCAGGATTTACAATTAGTGCTCCATCATCAAGGTTGGGCAAGGAATGACATTTCCATTCTCACGGAGAGAGTTATGGCTAGTATGCCTAGTGATGTAAAGGCGAGTGCTAAAAAGCGAAATGAATACGTTAAAGCGCTTTATGATGACATTCAAACATCATACCGCAACCTTGAGCCTGACGATGATTACCTGCATTTTGATGATACTGTTATCAATATGAACGCTGGCGCAAACGCTTCCAGGAGCCTTGATGTTCGGGCTATAACCGAAACCGTAGATCAACAGGTAATGAGTGGTGGCAAGCAGTTAAGCGTGTTTATGAACAGAAATTCGGGTGTGACAGAAAGCTGGGGGACCGTCCAGTTCCGTATCTTCTGTAGCGGGATAGCTTCGATGCAACGAGGCTCTAAGCGGATAATCGAAGAAATCGCAAGGCTATGGCTAAGGGTTCAAGGTGTTCAAGCAGTCCCAGTGTTTACTCATAATGTACTCGATTGGAACAGCGAAGAACAACGCATGACAGTCAAACTGATGGAGCAAGAGTTCCATGCTATTGCACAGTTAATGGGTTGGGAGTTAGGCGATGAAGCGGCGCAGGCAGTTCTTGGTAAAGAAAAAGCAGCAGGCGAACCGGTTGAATCTGCAAGAGTTTCCTTTAGTAGAGGGGGTGATGCGGGTGGAACCGATGAACATGAACCGGGTGGACTACGGCAGACCGGTAGAGGTTTGCGGGTTGTCGGAGGTAAAAACATACCTACCGAATAGCGGGAGAATGGGAGTCGTGGCAGTTCAGGTCAACAATATATCTGGTGAAGTAATTATGGTTAAATGCTCTAGTTGCGGTAAACAGTATAAAGTTGCGCCGGATGCGGCAATTCCTATTTGTCACGGTGAGTTTATGAAAGAAAAAATTTAAGGAGGCAGACACATGAATAAATCAATAACTTGGGAAGAAATAGATTCTTTAAATATGACATGGAACGAATGGGAAGAACTTGGATTAACATGGGACCAAATCGAAATGATGGGAGCTAAAAACAATGAATAAGACTGAATTGGTAAAAAGAATGGCAAACATAGCAAATGCTTCTCAAAAGGAGAGTGCAAAATTTGTTGATGCGTTTCAGGAAGCAGTAACCGACGCTCTAATCTCTGGTGGCAGTGTTGACATTATGGGTTTCGGCAGTTTCTTCTTGAAAAAGCGTGATGCTCGTACAGGTATGGCGTTTGGTAAAGAGATTGATATGCCCGCGAGCAAAACAGTTGGCTTCAAGCCCGGCAAAACGCTGAAAGATGCGGTGAACTAGCTTGTTGGGAATGGGGTCTGCTATTTACTGACAGACCCCAAGAAAAGAACTATAGCCTTGTCGAGTAGTTTGGAAATTGGTATGCCAGTTTCTTCTGAATAGGCTTTTAGTTTTTCCCAAAGTTCGGTATCTACCGCATTGGAAATTGCAGTTCTGTTTTTCAATCCTCTATTAATCATTTTCATCACCTCAAAAACATTATAATACTACAAGAAAATTATTGCAACTACTTTCAATATATGATATACTTGTAGTTGAAAGGTGGTGTTGGCATGGGGTTTGATTTAGCGGTTGCAAAAGAATTATATTCGCAAGGACAATCTTTGACTAAACTCGGTAAAATGTTTGGGTGTAAACCCGATACGGTTGCTTATCAATTCCGATTAAATGGGGTTTATGTTCGCAATAAAGAGGAACAAAGAGTATTTACGTATGGCATAAAGCCTGTAAAGGAATGGTGGGATTTATATTGTCAAGGATTAAACACTTATCAAATTGCCAAAGGATTTAGCATTACTCAAGATGTGGTTCGTGATGCACTTGTCAAGGCAGGTTATAAACTTAGAAATGGTAATCAGAAATATGATTTACCGTGGCAAGAGATATGCGAAAAGTATATTGACGAAACACAACTTCCATCGGTTCAACAATTGGCTCGGGAATATGGTTGTGAGCGCACTCTGATTGCAACTCATCTCAAGAGTGCAGGAATAGTAATTCGCGTAATGCAAGATCAATGCGACATAGACCGCATGAAGGGGCACAGACGAAGTTGTGACGTTAATGAAAGTTTCTTTGATGAATGGTCGCCGGATATGGCTTATGTATTGGGATGGATATATGCAGATGGTAGCATAAAAAAGGATTTGCGAGGATTTGAAATTACATCATCTGACTTGGAACATTTAAGAAACATAGCCGATATGCTTGGTTCAGACCTTAATATTTCTCTTTACAAAGGGAAAAAGAATAAGCAGACTGCCGGAAAACTTTATATTCATCGTCCGGCAATGGTTAAAAGACTATTGGAAATAGGTTTAACACCAGTTAAATCTAAGACCATAGTAATTCCCGACACATTGCCAAAAGAATTATTGGGCAATTTTATTAGAGGTTATTTTGAGGGTGATGGTCATGTTGGTGTTAATCATCATGGCAGAAAAAATCCCGGCATCAGGGTTACTTTTGCAAGTGGTTCAGAAAAGTTCCTTAATGAATTAAATGAGCAACTTGAAAAGAATATTGGCATAAAAGGGAATATGTATTTATATGAAAAAACTAAAGTTTGGACATTATTTATTCTCAATGCCGAAATGGTAAAAAAGATATTCGAGTTTATGTATGTCGGCACTAATCCTCAAAATAGACTACACCGTAAATGGAAAACTTTTGTTGATTATTTTCACCCATTGAAAGGAGGTGAGATATTTGAGCGATAATTATGGAGTACCCACCAATGGCCAATTAGAAAAAATTAATATATTGGCGAAAAGAACCTTGTCAAAAGACGAGGTTTTTTCATTCCATACCAAGATGATAGGCGATGCCCTGCTAGAAGATAGGTTGATGCAGTTAAGCAAGCCATTGTTAGACGTTTTTAAGAATGACGCTAGGACTGGTATTGCCTTCATGCTTGACCATCCGTGGGCAGGGTTTATGAGACCAAAGCCAGCTTATCCTTATGGCCGTACCTATGATGCTACTTTGAAGAAAAGTGATGGCACGTTGGAAGGCGAGAATTGGGCATTGTTTGGCGATACCTACATTGTCCGTGGCAAGGAAAAGGATGGCGTTTCAACCGATGGCATTATAGCTGACATTGAGGATGGTACACTGTTCGATGTGTCAATAGGATTCGGGTTTAAAAATTCAACCTGTTCAATTTGCGGTCATGAATATTACAGTGGTGATTGTGAGCATTGGCGAGGGCAGACGTATGAGGGCAAACTTTGTTTTATCATTGGTAAGCCCCCCGGTTGGCTAGGCGAGTTATCGGGTGTATGGGACGGTGCATATCCTACTGCTGGCGTGTTATCAAAGGACGGTTCAAGTGAAGCACAAAGACCGTTCGTACTGCTTGATGATATGCCGAAAGAGGATTTGAAAAAGCTACCGTCCGACATTACCACTTATGGCTTTTACAGTGCTACTCGCGGTAATGCAGTAACCTATTTCCAAAAGGATGACCTTGCCAAAGGCAATGTCTATAAAGTACCCGATCTATCGAATTTGAAAGGTGGTGGAAAATCAGTGAACGAAAAAACCGTAAAAATGCTTGAAACATTTGGCGTAATTTTTAAGGAAGGAGAAACTAAAATTGAAGATGCCCTATGCCAATTAGCCGAAAAATGGGAGATTGCAGAACCAGCGATTAAAGAGTTAAGGGATAATGCATTAGAATTGTCTCTGGCAAAAACAGCAGAAACCGGCAATGCAATTGGTGAAGCATTAAAGACCATTGAAACCTACATGACCCAAGAGCAAGCAACTACCGCACTCGGCAAAGAATTACCCGCCGACAAAGTTTTGTCCTATGCCAAAGACGGCGAGGTTTATCGCACTGGATTAATCGACGAAGCTCTCAAAATGGGAGTCCGGGCGCAGGGAGAATCCTTTAAGCAGGATACCTGGGCGAAGAACTTTGAACTGTTGAGCATCCAGGACATTAAGGACACAATGGACACCTGGCAGAAGCAGGCCAAAGAGGAAATCCCTGCTGGCAGACAGTCTCAGGCGGGAGCAGGGAAGGGTGCTGGAAAGCAGACAATCCCCGATGAGTTTTACAAGGCTTAGTTAAGCAAACAATTAAATATCTCAACAACGCCGCTTTAATGCGGATTTTTTATTGCCCATTTTTGACTGAATTGAAAGGAAGTGAAAACACAATGGCAAGAGGTGGAATTGATTACTCAGATATTGGACTTCTTAGGATCCCTTTTTATGCGGATGGCAGTGTTAGCGCTATTGCCTTGGCTAGTGCCACTATCGCAGGGAATGGCGTTGTAGGATTGGCGGTTACTCAGACTGGCGATAAAACTGCCGGTCTCGGTGCTGCTGGCTCTCCGGTACTTGGTCGGATTTATCAGTACGAGCATGATGGCAAAATGACTATCGAAGTTCGCGGTATCGTAGAGGTTCCGGGCGTATCTGGCAAGCTGCCTACTCCTGGCGGGGCCACTACCGGATATGTGGTATGCGATGGCACCGGCAAGGTATCCGTGGCAACTGCTGGCAAGCAGGTTCTCGCTGTTGATAATACGGCCAGTGTTAATACTGCGTTCGTATTCCTCGGCTAATTGAAAGAAAGAAGGTGAAATAACAAGATGGCAAAAATTGCTTTAAATGCAAAGATGTATAACGATGCTGCCGCTGATCGGCTTAATTTGACCCAGTATTTAGAAAGACTTGACCCTTCGTCCGAAGGCGCTGTATTGAATGCCCTTGGCAGACAGTTGAAGGAACGCGGGATTATAACCCGGAGTAATTACGCAAAGGGTATTGTGGCAAGTACGGTTGAAGATGCGTTCTATCGCACCGAGGATAACGATGTATTGTTCCCGGAAGTAATCGCCAGTGGAGTGCGTGAGGCTTACGTTTCCGACGTGATGCTTTCCGCGTTGATTGGGCAGTACACCACGATTGCCGGAAATGCCTATAAGACCGTTTATGCTGATGACCAGCCCACCAAGCAGGGCTTAAAACGTGTAACTGAAGCTTCCGAACTGCCCAAGACCAAACTTGTAACCCGGACCCAAGAAGTCAAGATTTACAAATATGGTCGTGCTATTGAAGCGTCCTACGAGGTTGTTCGTCGGATGCAGATTGACTTGCTGGCATTGCATGTACGTCGAATGGCTATGCAGGCGGCAAAAGATAAGGTTGAGGAAATCTTGACCATTATCGAAGATGGAGATGGAAACAGCAATGCGGCTCCCGTAATTAAATTGACTGATCTGGATAGTGCCGCTACTAGCAAAACCATTACCGCGAAGGCATGGTTGGCGTTCCTGATGGAGTTTGAAGAGTTTGCATGTAATACCATTATCGCGTCCAAAGATGCTTTCCTGCAAATTATGCTGACTGACATTGGATCTTTTACGGCGGCGCAGGCGTTAAAACTGTTATCAGATGGTCGTACTTCTGGTGTTGCTATCTCTGCCCCGCAATTGCCTAGCGGAAGCTTAAATCTGTTCTGGCACGATAATCTGTCTCAGTACGAAATCCTGGGTATTAACAACCAGTACGCCATTGAGCAGGTATTTGAGGCAGGCAGCGACGTACAGGAAGCGGCCCGGTTTATAACCAACCAGACCCAGGTATTAACTATTTCCGAGAATAGCGGGTATGCCAAAATATTCACGCCTGCTACGAAGAAGTTAGACCTTAACCAGTAAACAAAGGGGGTGTCCCCAATGGCAAACTTAATTTTAACCGCTGATGGTTGGCAAGAGCGTATCCGTTCCAAGATCGGGGCGGATATTGCTTATCTTGCCGACTCGGTGATCGAGCAACCAGACATTGTGACCATCGCAGAAGCCAACATCATCGAGCAGGTAGACAATTATGCTACTCTCGCTGGCACCGACTTAGTATATCTTGAAGCGGCGACCGTGTGTGAGTGTGCGGCCCTATTGTGTCCCTCAATGAAGGTTCGTATGCCCTCTAGGGAGCAGGGTCCGCATTTCACGCAGGAATTGACTGTTGATTGGGATAAGAAACGGCTTGATTTAGAAGATGAGCGGGATAGGTTCGTGGCAAAAGTCAATGACAGTGATGCCACTCCTGTTCCGCGCTTCGGTCTTGCCGGGCCGAGTAGGTGATGCGATGGCAACTAGAGCAGGAAGATTTTTAATTGCTCATGGTCAAGAATGTACCGTTGGATCTCCTGCGGTATCATCTAATGTCAGCATGAAGCGGTCGAGTAGAAATTCAACTAATCCCGGCACAAGGGATGCAATGTGGGAAGGATTGATTCTTGGCACTAGTGGGCTTGTGAGCGGCGACATAATGACTGTTGGGGTTGATAGGTATTTAGTGCAGTCTGTTACTTCTGACGCAGCCAGTGGCGAATTAGCATGGTTTGGGGCTAAGTCAAATACCGAACTTCATCATTACCGCTACATTGAAACGCTGGATTCGAGCAATAACATTGTTCAATCCTGGTCGCCATTAGCGGTGAGTGTCGCGGCATTTGGCCAGATTGTGACCGCTGAACTGAGACAGTTTGACCCTGGATTGCTGGACTCGTCTAAATATGTCTTTTGGGTTCCGAGCAGTCTTGGATTGCAGGAACTTGACAGGCTGGTGATGGGCGGGAGCAATTATCAGGTTGATGCCGTGGATGATGTGATGTTACCTGGCGTTTTAAGGCTTCAATGCGGTTCGGATGTGCGATTATGAGCATTAGGCTAGATTATTCCGCATGGTCAACTGCTTTCCGAGCGCATGTTATCGCTACTCTGTTGGTTGTCCAAGAGGAATATAAGTCCCTTGCCGAAAGTCACATGCTCGGTGAGGGTAGGGATGATTTGACTAGCGAAGAAATCACGATGATTGGCGACTTTTATATGGCTAACGTAAGCGGTGGTCCTGATGCTGCGATGGATTGCTTTGGTACCGGCAGTCTTATGGACCCGAACAATCCTGCTCTTGATGCTTACAAGTCTAGCGACCTATGGAATCCGGACAGATATGACAATAAGATTCGCAGTAGGAGCAGGGGCCCGTACACCAATATTTATGGTCAACAAGCATATTCCGGCTCTAATGTAGGCGGGATTGATCTTGAAGCAAAAGGTGGCAAATTTGCACCGCGCCCGCCGTCCCATGCTATGCAGACTGCCGCTCGTTGGATGATGAACGGACAGATACAAAAGACCTGGCTAATGGCAATGCAATCGTTTCCCTGGGGAAATTTTATCATTGCTACGCCGGATTAAAGGGGGTGATAATTATTGCCTAAAATACATGATTTACCCGATGGCAAACACGTTTTCTTTTGTCCGGGTTGTCAATGTGGGCACTGGGCAGAAGATGGCAGATGGACATTCAATAGGGATTACGACAAACCAACATTTTCCCCGTCTGTGTTAGTAAATTATCTTCCTGATAGTCCAAAGCCTCGATGTCATAGTTTTGTAACCGATGGCAAAATACAGTTTTTGTCTGATTGTACCCATGAATTAGCGGGGCAAACTGTTGATTTGCCCGATTGGTAGGTGATACCTTTGACCTTCTCCCCTGAAACCGATAAAACCGCTTTACAATCCCTATTTCTTGCCGATGCGGAACTGTTGGCCGACTTAGGCTTAACTGCCGCAACTTCCATAGAAAAAGCCAAACATATCATAAAGCGCAGTACGTGGACTGATTTAGCGAGCAACGAGCGACGACTATGCTGTTATTTTAGACCCTCGCGGCGCGGCGTTATATCCGTGGTGACCAACGAAGTCTTGCAAGTCGATTGCCATGTACCTGTAGCCCTTGATTATATGGCAGATAGAGCCATAGCTAGGGTAAAGACGTTGCTCTACAACAAGACGATTAGCAATCGAATATACGAGTTTGAAGGCCAGTTAGGAGAATTACCCTCCATGACTGGTTTTGTTTGTGTAGGGGCGAAATTCACCTTCTACGCAATTAAGTAAGGAATGAAAGGAAGTGGAATAAATTGGCTGAACTCTTATACAAAAAGGCCGGGCATCTGGAATTAATCGAGTATGCTGCAGGAGTTGACAGTACTCGACACCTGTTTAATGGGGTTGTAGAGTCCTTAACTCCTGATATTGAGCTCATCAACGCCAGTATGCCAAACGGGAACAGTAACTTTGATGATATTTTTAGTAATGGCATGAAAGCTAAGGTTGCCGTTAAATTGTCCAGTTTTCAACCTACTCTGTATGCGGCGTTGACCGCGGGGACTGTTACTGCTGGCACTAATACGGTCAGGAAGATCGACGAAAAGACCATTCCCGCATCAAGCCCCTATACTGTCGTACTGGCAAAGACTCCGTCCGGTACTCCTGTTGTCCACAATGGAGATGATAGCCCCTATGTGAGTGCATCGGCTCCCGCTGCCGGGCAATTCTCCTATACTGGTGCATCTGTTACCTTCAATAGCGCCGATGCGAGCAAGGAGGTCCTTATTGCTTACGATTCCTCGCTGACTTCCGGTAAAATGGCACTCGCCGATAACGCCAATGGCAAGAAATTCCGTCTGATTGTAGCGGGCGAAGCGGTGCTATACAAGGCTGAAGAGACCGCCAAATTCGATGCTATCACATTTGACGTTGTTAAACCTTCCGGGACTATCGCATGGCCTGAAAGAGCCAAGACTCCCAAAGGGTGGGGCTTTACAATGGAAGTACAGAAGCCGCGCGCTGGTTACAGTGCGGTTGATTACGTGTGGGAAAACTAGGAAGGAGGATTAGGTAATGGCTAAAAAGGAGGCTAATATAACGCCGCTTTCTACGATGGTAGGGGGCGGTTCTATTTTTACTGTTCAAGGCAAGGACTACCAGGTTAAACCGTTAAAGATTAAGGAAAAGACCGAGTTTGATGCGCTTAATTTTGGTTCTCAGTACTTTACTTTGAGTGATGCCAAAGAGCTTGAAAAGATGAATATATTTATGGATCGGTACCTCTTCGATTCATCTGGGGGGGCGATGACCGTTGAAAAATGTGGCATTGATGACTGGGACATAGTGGACCTTAAAAACTTCTTAAAAAAGGTAATCGAAATATCGGGTTGACCCCGCCCCCGCGAGAAAAAACAAAAGGCAAGGTCGTCTGCGATAAAGGGTGCGAAATCCCCTCTGACTTGATGGCAGGCGATACTTGCCCGTCTTGCGGGGGGATTTTATTTCTACCGCCTACAGATTGGGGAATGGTATTTGGCGGTTTAATGCGTGAATTTAACATGGATTATGACAAGATTTTAGAGCGCACATTCCCCCAAATTGAGGCTATTTTAGAAAGCCTTGGTAGTTCTGATGATGATAACAACGACAATGAACCGGAAGAAGAGCACAGCATAATGGACGGACAGGCGTTCGCTGCGCTCTTTGCTGGGTTGAATTAGATAGATACTGCTAAGTGAAGGCAGGTGATACAGTTGGATGATGCAGCAGTTAAAATTATAACCGCTTTGGGTGTGAATATAGCCCCTCTTATGGAATCAACTAAGATGGTAGAGGCAGAGTTTGCACGGTTAAGCGCCATTGCTAAGAGTACTCAGTTGGTTCTCCCTGGGGCGACAACTAGCGCGAGTGATGTAGTTAAGCCTATGACCGCGCAGGCCGCTATGGTTCAAACTATTCTCAAAGAAGGGGAAGTTAAAAAACAGGCTATAGTGTCGGAATCAGCGGCTAAGACAGCAAAACTGGAAGCTGAAGCCGAATATAAACGTACTGCTACTATGGAAAAAGAGTCTAAGGCAAGGATAAATACTGCCCGCGTTGAAGCGGAACAAACTAAAACGCTTATCCAAGCAGGCAAGCTAGAGGGCGTTGAAATTGCTAATAAGAATATGCTGGCAAGCAATGCGGCGGCGCAGGCACAAAGAAACGAAAAATCCTTAGCGGATTTACGAACAGTTGAAGCAAGAAAGCAAGCAATTGTTGCCGAGTCTCAGGCTAAGATCAATGCAATTCAATCAAGAGCAGATATTAGTGGAGCAAAGGCCGACGCGATAACAAATGTCGCAGATTCTAAAGTGGCAGTTCAAGCGGCTAGAGAGCAAGCAATATTACAGGAGTCTGAAGCTAAAAAAGTTACTACCGTTGCCAAGGGCGAAGCCGAGGTGTCAGCGATTCGAGCAAAAGAAGCCCTGACGCAACAAGCGACGGTACAAAAACAAGCCGCCACAGAACTGGCTATCGTTAAGAATCAGGTGGAACAGCAAAAACTGCTCTATATGCAAGCCAGGAAAGCGGCGTTTGAAGATCAACCTTCGGGCGTGGGCGGATTGCTCCTGCGGCATATGAGTTGGTTCGCAACCGGCGCAGTTTTGTTTGAAGGTTTTGACCTCTTAAAAGAATCGTTAGTGGACGTGGAAGTAGGAATGAAGGGGCTTTCTACTGTTTTGCCTGAAATTGCTCATGACCAAGAAGCATATAACGATGCCGCCGAAGATACCATTAATTTAATGCAAAAGCTTGGGTCTGATTTAGATGAGACCATGGCCTCGGCGCGTTCCTTTGGGCGAATGTATAAAGACGTTGAAACCGTGATGGGATTAACTAATGACGCTATATTACTAAATGTTATTGACCAAGTTGATTTGGAGAATGCAGTTAAAGGAAATGAGGCTGCGCTTTCAACTTATGGCGATACGCTGAAAAGCACTAATGAGGTTTTAGCTTTTTCAGGGCATTTAATGGACAGCATAACCAACCTTTCGCATAATACGCTTGCTACCGGGACTGATTTAGTGAGCATTTTACAACAGACTTCAAGTGCTGCAAAACAAGCTGATACAGACCTGGACCAGCTTTTAGGTACAGGTGCAGCAGCAATTAGGGCTACTGGACTCCAAGGGCAAGGCGGGAATATCGGGCGCATGCTCCGTACCGTATTCACTCAATTGTCGGCCCCTTCAAAAGATGTTGAGGAAACAATTGAGGGTATTGGTGTTCAGATGCGGAATCTTGATACTGGCGAACTAAGAAGTGCATATGACATTATTCTTGATTTGTCATTGGCAACTAAAGACGCTTCTTTGTCGCAAGAAGAATTAAACGATGCCATACTGAAAGCCGCATCTGGCAAATTCCAATACAACAAATTATCTGCACTAGTTGGACAATTTGACGATATTATCAAAAATACCGCTATGTCAATCAATTCTCAGGGTAAAACCTTAGAAATGGCAGGGCAGCAACTTGACACCATTTCTCGTAAAGCCGGTATGTTGAGAGCTACTTTTATTGATTTGTTTTCAGAAGCAGGGGACAGTGGATTAAGAGAAGCCATAAAAGATATAATTGATGCCCTAAATCAGTTCATAATGGGCTTAAAAAATATCAGCACAACGGGAATAAAAACTGCGCTAGGATTAGGTGCACTGTTGATTGTTGGTAAATCGGTTGTGGCTATTTATACCGCCATGCGTCCTGCGATAGCGTTATGTTCCGGGGCGATGGCCGCACAAACTGCTATTTCCATGGCTTTGACAGCGGGAGAAATAACGGCCACTGCTGCAACTGCGGCGCTGAATACATCTATGACAGCGTTGGCAGTACGAACAGCTTTTGCTACCGCTGGTATCAGTGTTTTGTTGGGAGCACTAGCTATTTATGTATCCAAAATGGGCGAAGCTGAAAAATCACAAATGGATTTTAATCAAACACAGGAAGACAGTCTAGTAGCAACTCAACAGCAAATTAACCAACACAATCAAGAGATAGATTTTCTTGAAAGCATGGCTAAAAAGCGTCAAGAATTAACGGATTCAATCAATAGCGGAAAATTAAGCGAGCAGGAACTAACTGAAGCCAAAAAGAGTTTACAGTCGATTGATGAAGCCGTAATGCTTTGTATTGATGATGAAACTCGTAAACAGATGGAACAAAACGGAATTAGAGATGACGAGATAGGGAAGATTGCCGACTTAATTAATGCTCGAAATAATGAAGCAATTAACATGGTAAAAGTTCAAATATCAATGACCGAAGAAGCTATTAGAAGAAGCCAGGACCGATTAGAGGTAATTCAGTGGGAAATGGAAGCCTTACAAGGATTGGCTGATGCTTACGGTGCAAAAATAGATAAGTCCAATCCTGCCGAAAAATTTGGGACGTGGGCATCTGATAAACTTAACGCTTATTTTGGTGGCGATGATAACACTGCTGCTTGGCATTTGAAAAATGAAGCCCTTGCAAAAGAAGCTGAAGCTATACAATCAAGGGTAGATGCTGCTGCTAAGCGAGTTGCTGAGTCAAAGAGCGCTTTAACTACTTTACTGGGTGATTTAGGCGGCGTTAAAGTTCCTGGCGACGATTCTCCCCCTGCTGGTTCCGGCGGTTCCGGCTCCAAGTCCTCCGATGATTGGCTAACCGCTTTCCTAAAAAACACTCTCTCCGCCGCTGAAGCCCAAGATAAACTAAATGCATCATCTGAACGCGCTATTGATTTAGAAAACGCCAAGATAGACCTCATGGCCGATTCTGCAATGAGTATCGAAGAATTTACTCAGGGCATGGGAAAGCAGACTGCAATGGAAGCAATGCTCGAAGAACAGCAGAAGGGCTTGAACAAGGAAGCAGACCTGTATCGCAAGGCTATCACTCTCTTAGAGGACAAGCAGAAGACTCTGGACACTTCTACCGAAGATGGTGCAGAAGCCTACAGTAAGATCAGTGATGAGATCGAGAATTGTAGACAAAAAGTTGACGATCTGACTAAGAGCAACATAGAACTAGAAAAGCAGCAGCGGGAAACTTATGGTGGCGTGGTCAACGACGTACTAAATATGATGGATAAGGTTGGCGGACTGGGTATAGACACTGATAAGTGGGTGCTGGACTATATCGAAGGGCTAGATTATACCAAGCTTACGCTTCCTGAAATTATTGATCTGATGACTAAATATCGAGATTTGACAATCGAAATGGCCGAAGCGCAGATTGATGCCAATCTAGAGGCCCAAAAAGCTGCTAGTGACGTTCGCATTGCTGGTATCCAAGCTGAAATTGATGCCTTGCGGGAACAAAAAGAGGCAGAAGAGGAACTAAAGCAAGAGGAAGAAGCAAGAAAAAATATAGCAGAAGCCGAATTATCCTTAGCCGAAGCCCAAAAGAAATTGGAAAACGTCGAAAAAGAGAAAAATGTCCGCATACTAAAAGATGGCGTTTGGTCGTACATTGCAGACCCCAAGGCTATTGATGATGCTCAGGATGCAGTAGACGATGCTAATCAGCAATTAGCCGATGCTCAAGAAGCATTGACCGACCTAATGGAACAACAAGCAGAACAGCAACTACAGGACCAGATGGACGCGGAGAAGAAGAAGCAGGAAGAAGCCGAAAAAGCTGCTGAACAGCAAAAGAAGGATCTCAAAAAGTCTGGCGGAGAGAACAACGAGTTGTTGAAAAAGACACTGGACGAAGCAGGAATAACCCTTGATGGCGGCATGCAAAACATGCTGGATATAACTGCAGAAAAGTGCCAAGCAATGATAGATTGGTTGCAAAGGTTGATTGATAAGCAGGCAGAAGCGGGGCTAACGCCATTTGATCTTACCGAAGAAGAAGGAACGGGGCTTGTTGGCTCTTTTGATTCTGGTGGACCCATCCCTGAAACCGGTCTTGCATTAGTTCACAAGGGCGAACACGTGTTAAAGAAATCAACGGTGGATGCCTTGGGCGGCGCAAATGGGATTGAAAGAATGGTGCTAGACTATACGTCTCCGGTACTTAGGCGCATTAGTCCGCCAAGCAGTACGCATACCAGTACGTCTACGTCTACCAGTACGTCAAGTACCAATGTCGATCAAAGCGTTAATCTCAACGGCCCGATTTCATTCCCGAATGTGCGCGATTGGAAGGGTATGAGCAGAAAACTTAGAAGCATGGCAAAGGTGCGTTAGAGGGGGTGACAGTTTTGGATGAGGAATTTCTGCAAGCCATAATAGATACTATTGATATTCGTATGGAAAAGAGGCTTCCTGAATTGCTTGCAAAACAAAAGAACTGGGTTCCCGCAAAGGTAGCAACAAGCGGGAGCGGTGCAACGATATCGCTTTATATCAATAATTCAACAACCGCCGTGGAGATAAGCAATTCCCGCGGCTTTTCCTTGGCCGCGGGTCAGGTGGTGGCGGTTATCTTGCCCAATAATAAGCACGATAACGATAGATATATTGACCGACTTCTTTAGAAAGGGGGCTTGATATGGCTATTCCATTGACCCCTAACAATTTATCTCCTGCGCACGGGCAAGAACTACCCGTGTCACAATCAAATGTCTTTACGTGGACAGCAGATGGCACTCAGGCGGGGTACTACATCGAGTATGCGCAGAACATGGCCGTAATCCCTCCTAGCAATACCGGATGGCAATCAATTTCGACTTCAAGTCATACGTTTGCCGCGGACACTTTCGTCAACATCTATTCGTATAAATGGCGCGTTAAAGTTCGTAACACAGTAGGCCAAGAGTCAGCCTACTCAGAATGGGCAATATTCACTGGTGGCAACGAATTGGTGTTGGACATTGTTTTCCCCGATGCTGATTACGATGTTGTGCTCTCTTTACCGTTATACCAGCATTTGTTTAGTTCTCCCTACGGTTATGTTCAGGAAAAATTTCAGTACAAGGTTTATTCCGGTGCTATTTGGGATGACATTGATGCATTGACGGCGGCAGAACAAGAATCTATGACTTGGGATGAATTAGAATTGTACGGTGGATCCCTGATTTGGGATTCTGGCGAGATAACGAGTGCGGCGACAAGCATTCAGCAACCGGGGGGATACTTTGTTGCTGGCACTTACTGGTACAAGGTTCGAGTTATTATTACCGACAACATGGGAACTGTCTATGAATCGGACTTGCGGACGTTCTACATATTGATAGATTCGATACCTAAAACGCCTATTATAACAGCAACAGATGACCCTGATAATGGTCAGAACATAGTAACTATTACTAACCCTACGCCTGATGCCGGTCAGGTAGCAACCGATTACAATCGCTTATATCGCAAGAATATTGACAGTACATGGGAGTTAATTCAGGACAACATATCCGGATTAGCGTCTTTAATTTATTCTATGGTAATGTTCCCCTCGGCTTTTCTCGGTACACTTGAGATTGGTTATGATACAACTTGCCGAAGTTCAAAACAAGAAGAATACGCGGTATCGGCGGTTGGGACCAATGGCATTGAAGGCAGCATGTCTACAAGCGCCTATGCGACTTGTGTTTTGGACGCTTATTGGTTTACTAATCTAACAACCCTAGAAACGGTTAAACTGCGGTTAGGTGCCAAATGGGGTCAAATGCAGTCTGAGCGCGGACGAGAAGAATATACCGGAATAGACGAGATCTATCCTAGTGTTAGCTATGACCCCAAACGCTTCTATCGCGGTCCATTTCAGGGAGCAGTTGAGATGCCAATTGATGGAACAAGGTGGCCTGATTATATTGCTCAGATTAGGGCCATATTGGATGCCGGCGACGAGGTTTTGTATCGCTCATTATTTGGCGATATTTTCAAGTTTGATATTTACGACTTTGAGTTTGACCCCGAGGATCGTTTTGACCAATATCGCATTATCAGATTTAACATGGTCGAAACGACGGAAGCAGTAGCGCCGGGAAGTTACACATATGATACCCCGCCTAATCCCATGACTGGGTTCTGGCTTGTTGACCCCGATACCAACACGGGGATGGAATTAGTACTCGGGCCAAAATGGGACGGCATGAAATCAGAGCAAGAAAGGAGTGAAAATATTGGATTAACCGCCGAAATGCCTAGCGTTAGTCGAAGCAACAAGAAGGCATATCGAGGGGGATTTAGTGGTTACTTGAAAGCGACGAGTACAGAATCTTGTGGCGAAAGAGTGGCGAAGTTTAGAGAATTGGTGGACGGCAAAACCAAGAAGCCTTTATTATTTCGCACAATCCGTGGGGATTTACATTATGTAGATACCTACGGATTTTCTTTTGAGCTTTATGATCGATTTGATAATGCAAGACAGGTTAATTTTGAAATGATTGAGATAGGAGTGATCTAATTGGCTGCAACTGGAAGTTTAAGCACGACATTTTCACTAACAAGCGGTGCCCCATATTATCCCAATAAGGATGATAATAATTATTTAACAATGCCCACAGAAACATATTTTCGTACCGCGAGCAATTTGTTTTTACCGGTACATGCCGGCAATCCTTTCCCGACGAGTGATACGGTGGTTTTGGCAGAATTAACTTCTATTTTAGCAAAAATAATATCAGCCCCGGCTACTTCGGCAAAGCAGGACACATTGATAGCTAAAGATTTTGCGACTCAGACAACATTGGCGGCAATTGGTGCACTGTTCGAAAACAACGCTTATTGTGCGGGTAATCCTTATGTGATAGAAACGGATTGTACTGTGGCAAACACAAATTATGACATTGATGCAAATACCGCCTTGTCTCATAATGGTCATTTTGGATTCTTAAAATCTAAAATTACTAATACAGGAGTTGTGTCAGTGGCATTTAGTTATAATAGTTCTACTTTTACAAACTTTATAACTGATATACAACCAGGAGATTCTATTGATTTAGATGGAATGGACATAGACACTATTCGAGTGAAATCTACGGTTGCAGGTGATGACGTAATAATTGAAATTCATTAATGTTGTAATATAAGGCAATTAAGCATAAAATAGTAATAGATTTTATTAGTAATTAAGGAGATTTTTCCTATGCTTTTCAAGAATCGTTTCCTTAGTATATTTATATTACTATTCGTTTTTATGGTTAATTGTCCTACGAAAGGAGAGGGCAATTTGTCAAGATTTAATAATGGAAATAAAGCACTTTTAGATCAGGTTGAAGCGTATGAGTTAATTACAAGTAGTACTGACAGTAAACTTGATGCACATATTGCCGGGACAGCAGACAAACATGCCGCTGAACATATCACCTATTCCGGCACAGCAGGAGGGGCCGAAGTGGAAACCGCCTTAAATAGTCTCAAGGCTGACATCAATAACGTAGCCGCTGGGGGTACCGAACATGATGCACTGGTCACTGCCGCATTAGTTGACTCGACAGGCGAAGATTTTGGAGCGGGAGGACTTGCAACCTACCTTGATGGTAGGCTAGATAAATGGGAACTTATCACGGCATCACACACAAAGTATATTGATATAGATTCCCCTAATCTAGTAAATGTCAAAATCGGCAATCTGTTGCGGTTGGCCTTTAATGGGCTTGCAGATGTAAATTATATTATGGTCGGTGACAGCACCCGCGCCAGTAATGGGGCTTATGTATACGCAATGGTAAAACCCGCAATGGAAGGTCTAAATGTTACGCCCACCTTATCTGCTCAGAGTGGTTTAAAGGCAGAGCATTGGGGTGCTTCGGACGATACTGTGCAACCTGGATACCCGCAAGCAAGTGATCTAATTGCACTTATCCCAGGAACCGGAAGTACTACCATAATTGATATATGTTTAGGGCTTAATGATGCAGCTGCCCATACGGATGTAGAAATAGCTTCATATATTCAAGCTGGAGTGGATATTATTTTGGCTAGTAAGCCAGATGTTTTATTTAATCTCACATCCCCAAATAACCAACTTGCCAATTATTACGACCTTGATATGCCATCGGTCTATAATCTACTGGTTGCCACAGGCAACTATGGTTATATCAATATTTGGGAGAACGTACTTCCTTTAGACGCAGACACTACCGGGTTTTACATCGATACCGGGCATCCAAACGAGTACGGGCAAAGATTAATCGGCAATTATGTTATTTCTCATCTAATACCAGAGGATTTAAGGGTAGTAGCTTCTAGTGGAATACGAGTGCTTACGGGGTATTTGTCTGACCAAACAGTTAATGATGCTATAAGGGGCAGCGGGTTTAGGTGTGAAGTTATTTATCAGGAAGGTACAGCGATAGAACCATTATATCTGCACAAAATTGGCTCTAGTTATTACTTTTTTAACATTCAATCTGGCAATGCCTTGTCTGGGGCAATCCCGCTCGTTAATGGTGAGCAGGTTTTTACTACAGCTGGATATCTCACAGGCCAACATATTCACGCGATCATCAATATTGCCGATGCTACTGTTTTATCTGATTCTACCGATACAACATCTTATTTTCCAGTAGTAAATGCGGTTGTGACGGAGTATACGCCATTGCAACCATTGGCAAATGCTGTATCGGATTTATTTGCCGACAGTTACCCG